CACTATACACTCCTTGTCAGGAATCATCTCCTACGCTGGGTCTTTTGCTCCAGATTAAGGTTTTTGATGAAAGATAACAATGCCAAGGCATTGAAAGTCGGTCCAGAAGGTTGAAATCATTTGTTTCCTCTCCACTAGAGGGATGGCCAAATGGGGCCATAGGAAGAATGCTCTACCCAAGTATGAGAGAAAGACACATCACGTCGGTGTGTTCAATCTCAAAATAAGGGAGCATAGAGCCACAGTCGTGCAGTTTGACCAACTGCGCGCGAAACCGTGGGAAGCGCTTACGTGTGTTTCCTACCAATTTGGATCATGAAATTCTGATCCTCCTCAGGTCATCCAATGACTTGGGCCAGTAACCTAACCACCATCCGTAGCAAGGACGGGAGTATTACTTCTCCCGTGAGTGAACAACACACTCATACACTCAGTGCTAAACTGAGTGTCTCCCTTGCACTGCTCCACAGCTGTCGTCCCTGACAACCGTGGTGTGCCGTTATTTTTGTCGGCGATGAAGGTACCTCATGGATGTTGAGGAATACACATTCGAGCTTTAAGGCAGCTCTGTAATAGCCCTCCGATTGTTTAAAGTCTATCGGGAAGGAAGACTTAATTTGGGTTAAGGTGATTATCATCCCTTTGATGATTCGGATCAATCTTACAACTCACACTTTTTCATTCCATTTGAATTCTTAAGGATTTAGAGGACCTGCAATAAGCGGCCTGTTTGCCCCCCTGTAAAGGCGGTAGCGAACATAGGCGTAATTGGCTGCGAGTCCACTGAGGTTGAACACAATTGTGGCGGGAACGGCAAATATGTCAAGAAAATAGGAACCAGTAACTCTAGTAGAGCCATTGGTGCCGGTATTATTGGCAAAAGAGTCACTATCCCCGACAGAATTGACTGCATTAGCGATTTGAGATGAGGGAGGAGTAGTTAACTGTTGAATAATAGTTGCACCAGGAGTAGCCGTTGAGGCCATCCGTGCATAAAATTCAAGAGCATACTGTCCAATCTTATTAATTGTGATTGAATTATTTCCAGGGTTATTGACCGTGGAATTCGGATTCACAAAAGGCTGTCCATTGAAACCTGACGTTGATGACTGTGAACCAGAAGTCTGTCCCTGAGCGGGAAGACACTGGCCTGAGACACCATCAGCCGAGGCTCCTTGTACAGCGATCTCTACGCATGCACGTTCATCCTCAGGCCTCTGAGGAGTATAGAATTCAACTTCATAATCAACCCAGAGCTCTCCGATAATGGCACTGGCAAATGTACCGTTGTTGTCGGTCGCGATCATCAAATTTCCAAGATTGTAAAGTCTAGGATCTATGCCAGTAGGCACAGGTGAATCACGAGTGTAACGACGATTATAGATGTCAGAAGAACCCTTGTCGACTTTCATGTTAAACTTGTCCCAAGGGACGTTCCCCTCTGTCCCAAACTGGGATAGGAGATCGACCTTAGTGGCAACTGGCGTGTCAGTCACATCATAATCAACAGAAAGGTAAACCTTTCCAGGACAAGATGTTGGGGCCTCTGGTTTGTATTCGAAGATCAGTTTCTTGAACTTGTAGAACTCATAGGACATTGCGATGGAACTTAACCACCGGAAGATGTCCTCGTTACCAGGATTGATAGGAATTGAAGGAAGTATAGTGAAAGTACTTGTCCCAGTGACGTTCTTGAAGAACTCCCGGTGGCGCACAGTAGTGCCACCACTAGGGAGAGCTCGAACAAATCTCGGTGAAGAAGTACCTGTGTGAGATGAGATGGAGACGGGGGCAAAGACAGTTCGTCTTGCCCTGGGTTTAGCTTGTTGTCGTTTTTTGACAGTTTTTGTTTTCTTTGGCTTCGTAGCCAGAACAATTTTAACTTTCTTAGATGACATGTATTGGATCCTCCTGTCATGGGAGGACTGTACATCAAACAAGTATCAGATCCGTGCAGTCTCTTGGCATTCTGTTTAGCACTGAAATAACAGTTTTGGTCCGGTTTCAACTAGGTTTCGCGCTCCTGTCTCGCAGTCTTCTTATACTGCGGGTCTTTACTCATCAAATATTATGATGATCAGGCTGTCGTGTCCCAAGTTGAATTCACCCTTGTCTAACCCAATAAAGCGTTTTGAAAGCTCCGCTTATAAGAGCTCTACGTGTGTGGATGGTAGCAATGTAGCCTTTCCACACACGGACCCTGAGGAGGCAGGATAACCTCTCACAGGCATGGATGGTAGCTAAGTAGCCTTTCCATGCCTGGATCCCTCAGAGGCGGGAAGCCTCTAGGAGTCCCAACTGACTCCCGGAACTGGTACCCATTCGTCTCCCCAATTGGAGCCAAACGAATTCCAGTCCCGTCGAAACGCAAGGCGGTCAATGACCTTGCGCTTCTTAGATGATTCTTCACCAGTGATCGGTACAATCTGGTTAAGCTCACCCACATTCCAAAATTCCTTTCTTTGATCTGAAATTTTGAAGATTTCTTCAATCGCTCTGAGATGTTCATCTCTCTCTTTCCATTGGGTTCTCCTCTTCTTGGTGAATCCCTTGAGTATACTTGTTGGCCTAAGCTTCGGCTTGGCGAAACAATGCCAATTTGGCTGCCAGTATCTCACAAATCCTTCATTGGATAATGGACTGAGGTAGCCTCGCTCTGCGAGACATTTCAGGATTGAAGGTCTGATCTCTTTTTCGGGAGGTTCGATTTTGGTTTTCTCTTGCATCGCTCGACAGATGGATAAGGCTTTTGTTTGCCAATCATTCATCTGGAGTTCACAGCTAGTGGAGAATCTTTCTCGTTCCTCAAAGTAATCAGAGCGTATGCAAAAATGCTCTGGTACACAATAGACGGAATTTACCATCACATCGTGAGCCATCGCCAGTCTCTCACACTCTACAAAGACTGGGTGACCTAAGAATTCCAATTTAAGCGTGGGCAGCATGAAAACATCACCAAACTTTTTAAGTTTCTCCAAGACCTTTGGAGATCGGGTGTTGCCATTCGTGCTGCAATATAAACTTGCTTTCATTGGATTCTGCACCATCCAAGCAGCGACAAGACGCTGCTCCGGACTGATGCCAATACGGCCACCTGGACTGAGACTAGGGGGAAGATTATTTCCACCAAGGTGAGCTGGAATGAACCAATTAGGTTCAAGCCATCCACCGGAATATCTTTCCTTAGCAAGTCTCATAGCGTGAGGTACACATCCCACTGACCAGGGACACAACTGAATCATCTCACCGACCTTTGATCCAATCATGTCAGGGGTCACACAACCACCATTCTCATCCAAACTCTTCTGCTTTCCGTAGATGAGTCGAAGATTCATGTAGCCAAGCTCCTTCATCTTATTCTGAAGGTGATCAAATTGGAAATATCTGGAATTTATCATGACGAAGTCTGGGGATTTATAATTCTTCCCCATAGACACTTTAAAACCGAACCCACCTACGGTGGAGAGCCAAACTCTATAAAAAGAGAGCGGACATCGGAATAATATATCATCACCATTTACCAGAAAATCCTTTAGGATTACTTGACAGCATTTCCTTCTTTCTTCCTCTTGCCATATATCTTTGCTTTCCTCAATCCAGACCTCAGCGGTCCGTTGGAGTGTAGCACAGTTAATTGCACAGAGAAGAGGGAATGAGAGCCAATGGCCCATCATTTGTCCTCCTGTTTGACGCATTTCTTCTCCTCTAGAGACCTTGGAAGCTTCTGATCTTCCTCTCTGAGGTAGTTTTGAGTAGCTCTCTTTCGTCGGGTAATGAACCCAAAGAGGATCGAGCGACTTGACACATAAGTCGAAATTCATCAAACCAAGAGAATGTAGAGCGCAGAGTGCCGCTTTAGTGCACTCCGGACGTAATAGGTCTGTAGCTTCCTTGTAGTCACCGCTGATCCAATTGAATGGATCTTCGGGGTGTCTTCGATTCCAGTCTGATCTAGACATGAACTCACTTGTATTCCTTAGAATAGAGTTCACCTTGTCAACAAGATCACCGCTGAAAGTCGAATGAGGACTGTCTTTCCAAGCTTTAAGGAGTTGCTTTTGTGCAGGTTGCACGGCAGCTCCCATATTAGCATCATGGATAGTGACAATTCTCACACCTGCTGGTTTTTCAACAGCAGTGACTCTACAATGGTTGTAATCGGGCCCATAACCGTACACTTCGTCCGCCTTCATCAGAGACTTAACAGTTCCTTTGTTAAAGGTTGCTTGCCTCCAGGCATCAAAAGAGTTTAAGAGCGACTCTATCTCATCACGCTCTCCGGAAATTGGCCAAATTGCACAGGCCGCTTCCGCCAGTCTCTGACACTCCCGTTCATAGGGATCCTTCAGATTCCGACATCTACGCTCATACGTCATCGGTTCAAAATTTGCTGCTCCACCCCCTTTCTCCCTTGAAAATTGGAGAGAGGAGGAGGGCGTAGGACAAATGAAGTCAGGATCCTGCTCTCGCAGGTTGACTCCAATATATCTCCTCGATGCCTCTAGTGTGCAACGTAGCACATCCTCAGAGACAGCAGGCTTCTGAACCTTTGAACAAATGTTGGTTTTGTGTCCTTCAAGTGCTTTCCACCATCTCTCCCAGCCTAGTGCTGGCCATGCTCCTTTCGTGTTCATTATACTGAACGCAAACCTCAAGTCGCGGTGTGCTTTGCACTCATTGATCCATCTCTGGAATTGTCCAGAGAAAAGTGGAAAACTGAGTTGCGAAAGCCATGTGGGCTCTGGAGGCATCTGATCATCGCGGATCACTTGTGTAACCATTTTGGTACAGTGATACTTAGCGTAATCTTGCTCCATGTCCATCTGACCACCGTCAAACAAACTTGCGGTTTGCAGGGCAATAAGAGTATATAAGGCTGATTTCAGGATTCGTCTGTAGTCTTTCTTGCTGATCTGTTTTGTGTTTACATGGCGTGCCATGAATATATACACAAACTTCTCAGTCATATCGATCACAGATCCTCGAATGTCGCCTGGGTGGTAGACCTTGAAGGTCTCGGGATACAAACTGATCAAACTGAACTTTCTCTGAACGTACTTCCGCCCTTTGGGCCTTTCCAGTTCTTTAGAGATGTCAGGTGTCATTTTGCATGAAAATGCCTGTTCCTGGGCATTCTTCGGAGTTGTTGGTTGACTCCGGACCTGTCGTCCTTGACAGGAATTTCTATTCGTGGACCGAGAGCCCTTTGCTCTCGATCCACGGGACGGCCTTTCACCGTCTGGGATGCAACCTACCGGTCCATCTCCCTGTAATTTAGTGGAGAGCTCACACTTCGTCACCCATGGTAAGGTGATGTCAGGATTTCCCGGGGGAACCGGAAATCTCTGAACCCTGCTGTTTCCAGCAGTGAAGAGTGAGAGGTAATTTCGTAAGGACGACATTACCTGGCTGACTTGAGCGAACGTTGATGGTTGTCTTCCATCCACACGGACGCTAGGGCTGAGGAGCCCCAACAAATCAGAGTGTTTAAGCATTTCTGCTTGCCCTACACTAAGGGCGGCATGACTGTTTAAC